TTGGGTTCGTTGTGATTTTGTTCAACCAATACTGCGGACCCTGCACCGTGAATTCCACACTCGATGCTTCAGCATCCCAAATAATATTTTCCTTCTCGGAGATATATCCAAAACAAAGGAAGTTTTCCCGCCCCTCAATCGGACCGACTGACTGCTTCGTGTTCCCATACCAATCTTCGCTGAAAAGGATGCACAGCGCACCCTCAATAATTTCTGTTGGGTCTGCATCTGCAAACATCTTCACACCAAAATGCCAACCACCTCCATCATATTCACTCGTCGGGTCATCTGTAATTTCTACAACGTGCGGTTTATTTTCATCATCGAATCGGAAAGCAAAGCGCACACCCGTCGCAGACTTTCCATTGTCCGCAGTCACTGTGCAATAGACAGGATGATTGCCTGCCGTTTCATAAGTGATGATCGGTGTTGCGCTCGTATCATCATCAATGGATGTACTACCTGGTGCAGTCCATTCATAACCTGTGATTGTGGATCCAAACACCCATGATTCGCTTGCATCAAATTGAAAAGCAATACTTCCATCTTCCAGCTTTCCAACGGCATGCACACCCAACACAGGCACAGGGTCAAAATCAATATGCTGATCCGTGAACGCATGTTCACCATCCATCAACACATCGCCATCATCAATCAACACAGGCTTCTTAGAAATACGAACGTGATCCACCACCGTCAGGTGACAGTTATCCGCCCAATCAATCTCGCTTGTGAAGCCGATATAAAACGTGCCCGCAATCGGTGCCTTACGGATTCGGCACACGCCCAAATCACGTTTGCCTGCACTGGACCCAACCCACAGCGTCATTTCAGCTTTCACATTTGCTAACGTACCTGCACCGCCATCAAACGAAATTTGCCCCACCATATCAGTGGAGCTGGGAGCACCGTTCAACAAAGCCGTGTAAATCACGTTCGGCTTATAGATTGCCAAATAATTTCTACTGAAATCACCAGGCGTGCGTATCAGTTCTAACTGTTCACTTGTAGCTTCAGGCATTAACTGCCCTCCACTTCACTCAACACAATAAACTCAACAATAAAACCGTTTCGGTGACCATGCATCCGCGGTTCGTGATCCCCATCTTCACGCGGGTCAGGCACAACCATCAACACTTCATAAATTTTTGGTGCATCTTCCTTATCGCGGCTTTGAATGTAAATCGCATCATCTGATTGAAATTCATTCATCTGAGCCACTTGTGCCACAAGGGGCGCAGCGAACTGCCAAATAATTGTGCGCGGACCTCGCCCCTTCATCGTCATATCACCCACGCGATCCTTACGGCGATATTGTCTATACTCAGGTTGCGGGTCATCCACAGGCGTGGTTAATTGATTCAACGCAGTTAAGGTTTCAACCGTGGCACCAATCATAAAATCACTCATCAAGCACCTCCTAACGCACGATCCAGACGTTTCAAAAGTAATTGATTATTTTGAGCGATCATAGATTCAGCCTGTCGCATCGTCACACCGTTTGCCAAATGCACATTGATATTTTGTTGTTGGCTCGAACTGTTTTGGCTCAAAAGCGGATTTGCCATTTGCTTTGCCATCTCGTTCGGGTTGATATTTTTCTTCCAGCCAATTGCATAACCCATCGCGCTCCACATCCCGCGCTTCTCCATTACTTTAGAGGGTGAACCAAAATCGAAAGCATTATCAAATGCTTTCAATGCCGCCGATGCCGCCTTACCCGCAGCCGCTACAATCGCGGGGATGCCACCCAAAAGACCATTCGCAATCCCAATCACAACATTTCTTCCCAACGTGCTCCAATTGATGTTCTTAAATGAATCTACAATGCGCTTGACGATTAAGTTGAAATAATATTTGATGATCTCCCACAACTGTTTCACGGTCGTGGTGATGCCCATAAAATTATTTTTGAACGCCAAATACACGAGATAAACTGTTGCGGCTACTAAAAGTAATGGACCAATCCACCAAGCATTTGCAGCTGCGAATGCTAATATTGCAGGGATTGCTGTTGCTGTAATAAATCCAAAGAATGTAGTAAACGCTGGAAGGAGAGTCGATGCAATAAATGTTCCAACACCTGCCATAGCACCACCTGGTAGAAAAAGGCTGGCAAACACAATGAGTTTTCCTACAATAAATAAAATGGGGCCTGCAATTAAAACAAGTTTTCCGATGCTAATAACCAAATCTACAATGGCATTCTTTACAGGCTCAGGCAATGCAAGGAAATCATTGATCGCTTTAGTCATACTCTCAATAAAAGGGATTAAACTTTCTTTAAGTCTGTCACCGAATAATTCTTTTAGATCGTCCATCGCATTTTTAAATTGTTCAAGTTTGCCAGCATCGGTCTTTCCCATGGCTTCTGCAAGACCACCAAATTCAATTCCCAATTCATTCAAAATAATTTTCTGTGCAGAGGCAATATCATTAATTTCCATAAAATGCTTAATCTGTTTTTCTTGTTCGTCAGTGAGCATTACACCAACACGCCGTAAGGCTGTGACACCACTAATCGGGTCTTGTAATGCCTTTCCTAATTGAATAGAGGCGTTCTCTACGCTACCGAATTTTTCACCCATATTCAACATAGCTTCAACTGCTAATGGAAATACATCTTTTCCAATATTGGTGAAAGTTAAAAGCATCGCTTGACCATTTATGATGGTTTCATCTGAAAATTTTGTAACCTTCTGAAAAGCTGCTGCCATTTCAAGGGCTTGTTCAGCTGTAACACCAGCCACTCCCCCCGTAGATTCAATGGTAGCTTTTAGATTTGTTATAGCTTCTTCACTCTGATTGGAGGAATCGATAGCTGATTTAGCAAACAATGTCAATGGCAATGTCAGTCCTAGAGTCATTCGGGCACCAATGTCACTTATTGTTTGTCCAATGACTACCATCTTTTGTTGTAATCGTTGCATACTTCCAATAGCCGAATCAACACCTCGGTTCACACCATTGGCATCAAGCTCAACTTTTCCGTATGCGCTACCTAACTGAATTCCCATGTTTTATTACTCCTTAACAAACAGAAAGCGCCTGAACACCCATAAAGGGCATTCAGGCGCTTATCTCTGAGACCGCCGCTCATAAAGAGCGACCAGCTTACTTTCTTATTTTAATATACTTTCAAGCACTGTCTAGTAAATACTTGTGTAAAACTCCAAACATATCTTGTATCCATGCTTTTTCATTCACTTCTTTACCTTCAATGTAATCAAAAGCCAGGCGTTGAACTGTGCTCAAATTCTGTAGAATATCTGCATGCTGTGGAGAAATCTTTTCCAAATCAGCAATTAATTTTTTCGTACAATCATCTACAAGTTTTTGCACTGTGGCCAATTTTTCTTTACTGGCTTGGATACGTTCAAAATGTTCAAACACTTTCTTGGCTTGATCAAGTTCGTGTGACATCATCACTCACCAACTTCTTCATAAAAATTAATCAGATACGTGGCTTCACCCACAACACCAACTAAATTTTCGTCGTCTAGCCCTTTCAAGCGACCATCTTTTCTGATTTGGGCATGAAGAAGATAAAGCATAATGAGCGTGTCTAATATTCTCGCTCCTTTATGATCGCCGCGCTTCTCAAGTCGTCTTGCTAATAAATCTGTGAGTTGCTTGGCTAACCAATATACAAAGTTGGGTGACAATGTACTTGGCCCTACCGACTGGATTTGCTGTATACGTACTTCCTTATAGGGCAAATCTCCTATAGGAACAACCTTGGGGGCTTGCATTTCTACTAACATGGGACCGTCTCCTTGTTAAATCAAAGTCCTGCCAAAGAACTCGCAATCATCGGGAGACGGTCATCTCGGCGGCGATACGACTTGCGTTCCTTGGCAGGAATTTGCCTATGAATAAGTAATGGATACACCGATGACTAATACTTAAAAAGCAAATCGCCGCATTCATAGTTTGAGATTGACCGTCTCTAAGATTCATTCTACGCCTCGATCTTTAATTTGTCAAGTTTAGCTTTCAGCTTTATTAAATGATGCTGAAAATCCTCTTTTGCTTGGCCATGAGGTCTATCTGGGAGTTCGAGATATGTCTGACAAACTCGCATTGCGTCCTTGTAGTTTTTGTTTTTCGTATACCAGATTCTCAAACGGTCATAAGGATGTGTTCCGATAAATGCTTCTGCAATTAGAATTTCGTAAAAACCAAAAGCTTCTTCAATACCTTTTTCTTTTTCAGCTTCCATGCCTTTACCGTTGATTTGAGATAGCAAATTGAAAGCATCCCAATCATTAAGCCAATGACCTAAAGGTGTAAACAAATCTAATTTTTTTAAGGTTCTATTTTCAAAAAGCACATCAACAATGCCAAGCCAAAACTCTAAAGGATGGATACTGTTATTGGCTCTTTCTTCTGCAAATTTCTTTTTGTAATCTTCTCGAATGCTCATGGAAACCTCCACAAGCCATTCTACCAAGTTCCATCTTTCTTAATTTTTTTCTTCTTCACCAAATTGCGCGGCACACTTCTAAATTGACCCTTTACTTCTTTATCAACTGGGAAAGGGTTCTTGTTCTCATGCAAATCTCTTTCAATTCGTCTGCCAATTCTCAAACAAGTTTCATCAAAAACCCATGCACCAATTGCGGTTTCAAATTCAAACATCTCACTGGGTCGTTTCGAGTATGTTGTCGCTACGTTATAAACACTCCAGATGTTCATCTCATCCTTCACGAAAGGATTTGATTTGCTCCACCTCCCGATTGATAAAATTAAAAATTGCCATCTTATCATCACCAGAAAGCTCATCGAGAGTGATATGCGTATCGTCTGGAGTATTTCCAATCAACGGTGTCACCAATGTGATTTCCACTAGTGCATCCAACATGGATTTGAATTCAGCTCCGTTCTTTGTGATCTCTTTCAAATTCACACTCGAAGCTCCGTTTTTGTTAGCATCATTTGCAAAGTCCACAACAGAAGCGGGCAGTTTTCCAGTCAGCATCAAATCTGTCATGGTCACATCTCGCAAAGTGATGTGGAGTCCACTTGGTAAATCCATTTCATGGATTCGACTTTCTCGCCATTGAGACAAATTTGTCATTTTATCTAAATTATTCATGTTTACCTTTCAACTCCTATTCCCTTTCCGAAAAGAGAGGGAATAGGAGTGGGGCTAATTACGATCCTTCAGTATCCAATTCAGCGGCGGTTTCATTTTGAATGAACTCATACACGCCGTTCACGCCATCATCAACAGCCAGCGCCTTCATCTTCGTGACGAAGAACTCGCCATATTTGAATTCGCCTTCCATCGCTTCGGTCAATTTAGCTTTGAAGAAATGCACATGCACATCGTCATTGCCTTCACCGAGAACTTTCCCAAACAATTCAAAATATGGGTAAGGGGTTGCACCTGCCGCAACCATCGTGCTCACTTCATCAGGGCTCACGCCTTCAGTCGTAACTTCACGACCTGTGATCAATGCATAAGCCTCAAGCGGAATGCCACCGTTTTCAAGGCTCAGCTCTGCACCTTCAGAAATCGTGTGCACACCCTTCAACTTATCGTCACCAGGAAACTCTTTAGACATGACTCTCTCTTTGAAAGTCATTGTTAAAGCGTGTGGCAATGCCACGGTCTCTTCACCGACCTTCACAACCAATTCATGCAAACCAAATGGTTTATCTCCGTAGCTCATTTCTTATCTCCTTTTTTAATATTCACAAGCGCAGATTTGCTCTTGTTATTCAAAAACTTGATCACTTCCTTGCTCACTTCACCCACCGCTTTAAATTCATCTCGGGGGTAAGTCAGCAAATTCGCGGCAGTTTCAACTTCCTTCACATCTTGAATAAATTTATTTTCTTTACTCCATGTGTAACTGCCTACTCTGCGTACACTTGCATTGCCTGTATATTGAATCTGCATAAGCTAACTTCCTTCTGGCACATAAACCTGTTGCATTCGTGCCGCCACATATCGTTGAGTAGATAAAGAACAATCCAAAGCAATATCATTCTGATTCTTAACTGCATTGCTAAACTGCACACTCCATGTATTTGCGCCAACCTTTTGGTCATGCAATAAATCGAACGTCCGATCCATTGCCCTTTCGATCACTTCATAACCAACCAGTTGATAAAAATAGACTGATATCGTTGTTTGCATTGATCTGCGATATGGTCCACGCATGATGTCTGTGTTCTCCACAACCAGCAAGCACGGCTTGATTTTTTTGTTCGAATCAAATGCCGCTTCAGGATCTTGTCTCTTAATCTCACGGTATTGTTTTCCACTATAAATACCGCCAGGCAAAAGTGCTATCAATTCCTCATCACTACTTAACAGTGTATGCACATCATCAATGAAACTCATTGAAGCCACTCCTCTAATCCATCACCGAACATCCACACAGCCAAAGCCAGCACTGCTTGGTCGTTCAATAAACTGGTGCTTACATCCACACCAAGGAAATCCGCATAAGCATCCATCTCAGGGTAACTTCCACCGTTCAACCAATTGTTCAAATTCGCAGTGAAGTCCTTCTCAGGTGTCAACACAGCCGTTTTGAAACACATGCAATGTGGGTGCAACGGATAATTAATCGTCCCAACGGGGTACACACCGTCACAATTCTCACCACCACTTGCTACTTCATCACACTCATCTGTGCCAGCATGTGCAGGTGACGTATTGCATTTTTCCATTTCAACCCACGGTTGCTCAGCCAAAGCTTTATCCGTAGCCAACGCATGGATCTTCTGAATTTCAGTTCGCGCCAATCGCAAAGCGTTATAGGAAACGCCGCTTCCATCGCACGCATCCCCAGTCAACAAGCCCACTGTGCTCCCGCTTGCGATTTCCTTTTTCGTTTGCCCATACAAACGTGAACTCGTCCATCGTGGGCAGTCTGAATTCGCGCCTAAAAATTGCTCAAGGTTCTTTGCAATATCAAAAGCCGATTCACCGTTTGCAATTCCCTGCATGATCACGTTATTGATTCCATCCCGCGCATCATTCTCAACCCGCCAAATCCGATCCGAAAGTGTCAAACTATCGCCATATAAATAATTTTCAGCAACAGTCATCAACCTTGCCAACTGCGGACCAAACACAC